CTAAAATTTCATGAAGGTCATCCAGTGGGTAGTCCCACGTTGTTGACCAAAGAGTGGCTGATGCGGTACCAATTCCAAGATTTCTTTGACATTTACTTGTGCATCGGACCACTTAAAGATTAGTGTTCCACCAGTCTTTAGCACCCGAAAACACTCTTCAAAACCTTGCTGTAGGTCTAGTCTCCAAGTTAACAAATCAAGTTGACCGTATTGAGCACGCATAAACGATTTCTGGCCAGCCCATAGTAAGTGCGGTGGGTCAAAAACAACCATGTTGAAGGTTTCGTCATCGAATGGCATATCGCGAAAATCAGCAACCACATCTGGCTTTACATTTATTTTCTTTCCGTGGATTTCAAATTCTTCTTCTCGTTTATCCATATAGGTTGTGTGAGGTTCGGCCTTATCAAACCAAAACATACGACTGCCGCAACAGGCATCTAAAATTCTGATTGTCATAGACCCTCCGCCTCCTCAAACTCCTCAAGCTCTACATCGCCATCGCAAACAGGGCAAGCTGTGGGAGTGAACTCCCACTCTTCATACCCATTCCTCCAATCACAGTCATAACACGATACTACTCTTATCATAACAAGTCCTCCAATGCTACCCACTTAAACTGTGGGTATTTTTTAGCTTCTTCTTGGGTGCAGCGATAAGCATATTTAAGCATATCATCTAGTCTATTAGTACTCCCTATATCTGTGTGACTTGCAATAACAGCAAGATAAAAATAATCCCAAATCCTCGGCTCTGGCACATCGACCAGTAGCACACCTAGTTTTTTGTTAGTCATTTGTTACCTCCTCCAACAATTCTGGGTTTCGATGTATATTTCCGATGATTTCAAGTTGTTCGGATAAAAAGGCGTGTAAAGGTGTTCCTCCAATCAGAATATCTACACAAAAAGCTCCGTCTGAATAATAGATTTTCGACAACTTTTCACCAAAAATCTTAACCACATCTCCCTCAAAAATCTCCTTGCCGTTCTTATCAAACACCCCTGTGGATTGCATGAGGACGCAATCCTCGAAACCAATCACATCTCCATACACATGGTCGTCCCCTTCTACCGTATAATCATGGTAGCTATAGTAAATAAATCCGTTTTCAAAGTCTATACTATCAGCCATAACCATTCGTTCAGTCCCATCATTAACTTTTCCAAAAAATCTAAACTTCGGTATCATTTTCTACCTCCTCATCATCTGTATAGCATTGGACAAAGCTCTGACATACTCGCCGCACTTATTTATTGCATTTGCATTGAATATCAGTTTTTGGCTTTCTACCACCATCGTCTCAACGAATTGTCCTTTTAATTCCGTCAGTAATTCAATATCTTTTTCCATCACTCCACCTCTTCCTTAGACTTCGGTATCGTTTTTACCTCTTTTAAAAATAAACCTATCATGCTGATAATAAGTATCCATATAAGCAGCAACACTCCTATCAGCCCAGATAGAACGATTAGATTAAGTAAAATATCTAAGATAGGTCCATTCATCCATTTACCTCCTTTTTAGGAAGATACTCATACATACTATACCTCGACCAAGGTATAAGTCTATGCTCTCCATCCAAAGGATAGAACATAGCCTCATGCCCATCTCTTACTTCTTCAAATTCTTCATACTGCTCATCACTAACCCAATAACGTGTGTAAACATCAGAGTATTCTGGATACCAACGCTCACCACAACGAGAACAGTATTCCATATATTCAGGTTTTTGGCTTAGAATTTCTTCTAATCGCTCTAATGCCTTTGCCTCTTCTGTAGCTTCAATAATGATTTCAGACGTTACATTTTCATCAATTACAAAGTAACCTCCAGAATTATTTTGGTCAAAAACATAAAAATAAGTTTGTGATGTTGTCATTTGTTCGCCTCCTTAATCTACTTCTTCTCTAAACTGCCAAGCCCAGTCAAAATCCTTTTTGATTTCGGATTCGGTTAATTGATTTTCTGGTTCATTTTTCCATTTATAGTTGGGCACCTCATCCAAAAAGATATCAGTTCCAATAAATACCTTTCCGTTTTCTTTATACAAGAATGTGGCAATATCTGGGCGATTTGGGTCAGGTATCTCCACCGTATACAGTTTCTCCTGCTCAATCTCGAAGCCGAAGAACTGCATCTGAATGAGTATCAAAATTGAATTATCTTCGTAAACAAGCCACTCTTCGAACACATCCAACAAATCATCGTTCTCTCCATTGACTTTTCTATATGTTTTGGTGATTGTGCTATATATTGCGGTATTAAGGCCATCTTTATTTCTTTCATACCACTCCGCCACAAACTTCGGCACCACAACCTTCTGCGGTTCATGGATTTGGTCAATCGTGTTCACAACAACTTCAAGTGGTACATAATCGACCTGGACACATCCTCCTATAATTTCGCCTGCTTTAAATATTACCCTCTCTCTGTTAGCTATTTTTATTTTTGATTGTTCGATAATCTCAATCGCTTCCTGTTTATTCATCGTCTTCACTCTCCTTCAATTCGTCATAGATTATTTCAGCAATCGAATGTACAGCGTGCCAATCATCAACATCTGGCACACTTGGGTGACAATAGCACATAGCAATTCGCATGATAGATTCCATACCTGACATTATTTCTTGTTTATTCATCTGTTTCCTCCAGTCGATAGTTATACTCTTCTATAAGTCTAATCAGGACATCTGTACCATCTCCTTTGAGTGCTTCAACTTCCTCATCCGATAACTCTTGCTCACTTAACCAAGCAGAGAAATCAACAACATTTGCTACGTTGTATTCCCAGTAGTCCCCCCAATCCCAATAGTAAGTATCGTGTGTAACTTGAGTTCCGTCTGGAAACTCTAAAACCATGTATGGATTGCTTGCAACCCCATAACTAAAGCAAAGTTCACATGTACCGAATTGCGTTTCTTCTGGTTCGCAACCAATATCAATCACTTTAATCCCTTTCATCTGTTTCCTCCTAAAATAATTTAATTTGAGATTTATAATCGTCAAGTCTGGCCAGAGCTAATTGGTAAATTTGTTCATCTTTTTCGCAAGCAACATATTCCAACCCTGCTTCCTCAAAAGCGATCAAGCTACTAGCTGAGCCAACATGTGTATCTAAGATTCTATCGCCTTCTTTAGCATATTTTTGGACTAGCCAGCGATACAAATTCACAGGTTTTTGCGTTGGATGTATCCGTTTTTCGTTCAATCGTTTATTTCCTTGCTGGACATGGCCCTCTGCGAGGGATTTACCCTGCATCATGCCGTTCCACATATAGCGAAATAATCGCACGCTGTCATGTATACTGCAGTAAGTAATCTCACAGTCCGAAAAACTTGATTGTCCATTGACTTTATCCCAGACGATACGACCTGGACCAAAATCATACTGGAAATAATTCACACCCCAAATAATCTGATTTTTCGACACTCTGAACAGCTCATCAAAATAATCCTTCCCTGGAACTTCCCATTCACTCGTCTGTCCATACAGCCTCTGGACGCCTATCGGGCTTATTTTACTCCCGTAGAATTTCCGTTTTTCAGGTCCGCTGAAGTAGGGCGGGTCTACAATTGCAAGGTCAAAATAATTGTCAGGATACTCACGCATCACGTCTATGCAGTCTGCGTTGATAAATTTACTCATGACACTACTCCAACCTCCTCGCTATCGCCTCAATCACATTAACTGTGACTGAGTTGCCAGCCCGTTCCATACCAAGACGGAAACCACCAATACCAGCAAACAGGTCTAGGAATTTCATTCTTTCCGTCCTTTCAACCACTCAGGCATCTCCTGCCCGATTTCAATTTCCTCATACTGCTCCTTGGTCACTAGGAACTTACCATAAGGCTTGACCTCAACATAGTAATGACCATCAACCACGTCCTTAGCCGTGACCTTGCCGAACTTCTCTGTACCTTCGTTGTCGACTTGGTAGATGATGATGGGTTCCTTAGTTTTTAATTCGTCCACTTCATGACTTAGATCTCTGATTTTCAGCATAGCTGCAAGTAATATGATGAGCCATAAAGTACCAAAAAACAGTAATGGTTGGTAGTCTTTCATCCAACTTCCTCCATCTTCACACTATACAACCGCTGACCTCTATATCTAGCTTCAAGGCCTGCTTTACATTTCAAAGCATCAGCTTCATTTTCGAAGTAATGCGTTTCATCTTCTAACATATGATCAAATAATACTGTTACTGTATATGCCATTTTTACTCCTTTTTATTCATTTTTTTACATAAAGTTTCACGGTTACAAGGTTACATCACTTTTCCAAAAACTTTTTTTATAAAAATCAAGAATCCTATTATACCGGGCTTTATAGCACTTGCTATTTTTATTAACTTAAATATTTATATAAATGATGTAACTAACAGTAGAGATGCCTTATAAACACAATATTACCAAGGGTTTAGGGCGGTTACACCATTTTTTTATTTTTTCTAAAAAAAAACACCTTTAAACCCTTGATACGATTGAGTTTTTCAACGGTTACATCATTGGTGTAACCTTGATGTAACTTGATGTAACCTTTTGGCTAAAAGTTACATCAAAACACGTTTTCGGTTACATCACTTTTTCTGCATATTATTTCCGGAAATATCCTCGAATTGCTTTGCCATTTACCTTCTTAACTTTGTACTCCCAATCCTGGTTGTTGTCCATGATCAGCTTAATCTTCCGAGCTAATTTATCTCCTTTGGCAACATCGATGTCAAAAACATTCTTCAGGATCTGCTTCGATGACACACTTTCTTGCGGTTTGACACCTTCGTAAATATAACCGGCATCATTCCTATATACACCATTGTTGAAATAAGCCCATGTGTACTGATGCTGTTGAACTACGGACATGCTTTCCCATTCTTCCGGAACCAGCATATCCAAATAATCATAGATTTGGTTTTCTGCCTCATCGCGATAAGTGAAGCGTTCTTTATAGACTGCCAGCTCATCCTCGAAGTCTTCGTCAAAGGTCAACGTGAAGCCTTTTTTGTAAATTGCAACTGCCTCACCCCACAACTGCAGGACATCATTGTCCGTCATGTCGAATGGCTTGACGAATTGTTTAGCTGCATCCACCAAGATCGGTAGGAAACGACGCTCACCAGTTTTATCACCAAGATACTCGACCTTGTTGCTGGTCCGAGCAATCACGAAGTTTTTGGGAAACTTTTCAGCACGACGACCATAGGACCTACGGAATGTCAAATCGGTCTTGGTCACAAAAGCCTTGAGCTCATCAAACGTCGTCTTCCTACTAGCCACCATCTCGTCGTCATTGACAATCAGGGATTTTAGCATGATCTCGTAGTTGTCCTTGTCCATGAAATCCTTAGCAGAATCCGTGTACCAGTCAACTGCGATCTTTTGCAGGAATGTTGTCTTACCAGCACCCTGCCCACCGACCAGGTCTAGAGTGTAGTCAAACTTTACCCATGGATTGAAGACCTTGGACACAGCCCCGACGAAAAACATCTCCGCTATTTTCTGGACATAGATGCTGTCCTCAGCACCTAGCCAGGTCTGGAAGACTTGATTCAGACGTTCCTTGTGGTCCCAACTGTCATAGGCATGTTCCATGTATTCCTGAACAGGATTATAGGTTTTTTCTGCAAAGAATGCCTCAATACCATCTTGCAAAGCCCTGGTCTTGAACACAACCTTGAAATGATTTTCCAGGTAAACACTGAGATAAGATTCAAATGCGGAGGGCAGCTGACCTTTCCTCATGCTGATAGCATCCAATTTGACATCGGCCACAATCTCATGTTCTCCAGTAAATTCATTGTGCCGGAGGAAGTCATTGAGCTTGTTATCACTCTTCATGGCCAACAGCACGTTTCGAGGACTGTCTGACACAATGGCATCAATCTCAACCTTTTCTCCGTTTTCATCCAAGATCTTTTTCTTCGTCCTAGTAAACTGCTTGACAGAGATATTTACAACATCACCAATCACTGCCACCTCCCCTCATGTGTTTCTGTACCATACTATCTACTGTCCGACTAAGCTCTCTGTCACTCAGCGGATCAGCAGAGTTATTATTCGCAATCCGTGCCAATTCCAAAACACAGTTTGGATCAACACTTCTGGCCAATAATGTTCCAGCAAACTTGGCTGCCGTATCGTTTCGACTACCTTCCTCACCAAAGCCTTTGACAATCATTTCAAAGACCTCCGTGGTCCGATTTCGCTTGCCTGCACCATTCCGAATTTGATAATAAATGTCATCAAGTTCGCTTCGGTTGTTCTTTTTTAGATACTCCTGCTTAATGGCCATGACTAGTGCTCGACTAGCAGTGACCATGGTCCCGCCTTCTTTCGACTTTTCCAAGTCCCAGGCATACTCCCCTTTGGGTGTTTTTGATGGAGCGACCAGAACATAATTATTTGGATGTGCTTTGACATCGACACCAGGTAGGAATCCAATCATCTGCGTCATGGAAACATCTGGATGCTTAAAGTAAAAGATATGCTTGCCACCGCTGGCAGTTTTTGCTTGCAAAGTCGGGGTAATCAAGTTGAGATGTTCCCAGTTGGCCAGACTTTCATATCCATTATGTTTTCCGTGCAGGTCGATGTCGATTACGAAGAATTTGTCAGTCCGGACAGCAATATTACTATCCGGATACTGACTCCAAAAATCTTCAATTTCCTGTGCGGTCATTGCTGGTTTATCAGCAAATTTTATCATCGGTTGCTTATTAGAAGGGCTTATAGGAATGACCGAAAAGCCCTTTTTCTGATAAGCCAAAGCCGCTTTCTTCATCCCCATCTAGCACCTCCTAGAACGGCAAATCTTCGTCTTGGATATCCATAGGACTTGAATTTCCAAATGATCCGTCTTGAGAATTCGACTGTTGTCCACGACTTTCCAAGAGTTGGAAACTTTCTGCAACTACCTCAGTAACGTAGACACGTTGCCCTTGTTGATTGTCATAGCTACGAGTCTGAATGCGACCTGTAACACCAATCAGAGCACCTTTCTTAGCCCAATTCGCCAAATTCTCAGCTTGTTGACGCCAAATGACTACGTTGATAAAGTCCGCTTCACGCTCCCCATCTTGATTTTTGAAGTTTCGATTGACAGCCAAGGTAAAAGTCGCAACCGCCTGGTTTGACGGAGTGTAACGAAGTTCTGCATCACGAGTCATGCGTCCCACTAGTACTACATTGTTAATCATAATTTTTCCACCTTCAAGGCCTTTCTCACCAATTCGTAATCAATCATTGCAAAAATTCCTGGCTCAGTTCTTTTTAATGGCTGAATGATTTTCTTAACAATTTCTTTCAAAGTCATACCCCAAATTCTTGAGTAAAAGAAGTCTTCTTTCGTGTAATTATAAACGCAATCAATCTCTCTGCCTTTATAACATACGCCCCAAACTTCGCCTTTATATTTGTAAATCAAGACTTCGTCATAGGTATCACCTTGAATTTTGATTGGACGTTTTCGCCCAAGTTCCGTAAATCCCATTATTCCATTCCCTTCGCTTTCTTAGTTTTTGCAATCAGATCCTGTGCTTCTTTCAAGCGGTCTGCTGGAATACTTTCGATTTTATCCACGCCCAGCTGGCCAATGAACCACACTCCAACGGTATTAACCGGACCGCCTGAAGCCTCCGCAATATTCTTGATATCTTCACGTAGCTTCTTCGCCTGGGCTCCCGTGATGTACTTAACACTGCCAGATGCGTTCTGGTTCTGTTTCGGATTTGATGTAGACTTGCTTTGCGCTGGTTTCTGAGCTTGTGCTTGCTTACCAGTTTGGTTCGCATATTCGTCAGTATCAGGATCCTTGTTATCATCAATGGCAAACAACCCGTTAAGAGCATATTTGCGAGCGTAGCTGGATGCAGTTCCTGTAATCTGACTGCCATCCATGCCTTTCTTTGTATCTTCTTCCCTTGCTGACGCTTGGGCACTGATTGAACTGCCACAGGCAAATAATGTTACTGTTGCACGAACATAGTAGCGGTCCCCAATCTGTTCGATATCGTCATTTAATACCAAGGATGCATCATGCTTTTTGAGTAAAGGTTTTAGTGCTTCCAAAATATCCTCTGCACTCCGATAGTTGTATTTCCCGAAAGAATTGTACTGTCCTTTCGGTGCAACCAGCTCTGTCTGAATACTGCACAGGGTTGCAAATATTGGCGATTCTTTTACTGTCATGTATTCTCCTTAAAGTTGTTTGAACGCTTCCATCAAATCATCAAATAAATTTGATTTTTTGGGAATAATTTTAGAAACCTCTTCTCCATTAGGATAAGTAAGTGTATACTCAGCATCTACCAAGATGATTTCACAATCATGAATTTTCGCTAGAGCTTTTATTTCAGATTTTTGTTTCAAATAATACTCGTATGGCAGTGATAGGGCACCACGGATTTCTTCTACAAGACCTGCTTTCGTTGCAAGTGAATGGGGATTATTTTTGATTTCTGACATAAAATAGCCCTTCTTTTTATCACGCAATACGATTAACTTGTTTGAAATTTTCATTTTTTTGCTCCTTTTGTTTTAAAAATAAAATTCTACGACCCTAACGTCGTGCTGCTGACGACTACCAGTAATCCGCCAAAGAAGTTGCCGATAGTCGTCATAATCTCCGTCACTAGGCTGGGACGGATCCAGAACTACAATTGTTTTAAAACGGTGCTGGAGCCCATCGACCCCAACTCCTAATACTTGGCTAGTGGCGACCATGTTGGTCCTGTCATGCCCTTCTTTCTTATCACCGGTCCAAATACCGATTTCAGGGTGCCGTTCATAGATAACCTCAACAATCTGCTTGGACTTGCTGACAATTAACATTTCCGATTGCTTGGCCAAGAGAAGATCTAGTTGAAGCAACATTGGTGTATCTGCATTTACCGCTTTAAGCTTCGGAAAATCAACTTCAAATCCTGTCTGAGTCAGATACCTCTCGAAAGTCTTGCGACCAAATGACTGCTTTGCCATGGCATACTTACCATTCTCTCCGACGATGTTCAGCCGTCGCAGTTGGGCTAGTTCCTCTGGATTTGCTGGCAGGCACCACATTGGCTCAAAGATGACTTCAAATCCATTGTTTTCCTCTGCTCCCTCGATTTCCTCGATCTCTTCCCAACGAAAGAAATTTGGCAACCCTGACACATAACTTTCATAGTCACGGAAGTCTTCCCACTTTTCTTTGGAATAACTGAATCGGTCATACTTCATCTTGCCGTGCTGTTTCTGCCAATCAAATTTATTGTTTGGCTCCGCCTGGCCAAAGATTGTTTTTTCTAACGGATAGAAGTTTTGACCTTTCTTTCTGATTGGAGTTGCAGACAAGCCGATTGAATAGTCACGTCGGATTTTCTTGTAAGCTTTATAGTTAGCCTCGCTTGACATATTCTGCCACTCGTCAACGATTAAGACATCAAACTTCAGGACCTCGCCGCTTGCTACGATATTCTGCATTCGCTTGTCTGTCATAGCTTCTAGCTGAAAATCTTGTGAGTAGAGCTTGTTGTGAGTGTCAATCCAGCCATTCAGGATTGACAGCCGATTGTTTAGGACCAAGACCTTCTTGGCACCCTTGTGCTTGGCAATCTCAAAGGCACAGATAGTTTTCCCACGACCACCCAATCCCTCTAGAAAGATACCAGGGCAATCGCGGTCGCTTCGTTTCACGGCCTCAGCTTGCCATTTGCGTAATTCGATTTCCAATGTCTTGAATAACCTCCTCGATGTCTTTTCGCTGTGCCCAGAATAGTGCCAAGCGAGCAGCAGCCCTCACATCCTGATGATGTGATTTGTCAAAAGTCCAAAGACCAAGCTCCCTGAGTAACTGATCAGGAATGTCTGACACATAGCCAGCGTTGCGAACGAGTTCCACGTTGGGAAAGCACGCTTGAACAGCTTCCACGGTCTCAGCGACTGAGTTATCTCGAGAATAATCATTATCACGTACCTGGTATTCTTCTACAATGGCAACATCGTATTCCAGGTCACGACCAACTTCACGAAACCACCGGCTGAAATTTCTGGCACCAAATGGGACCACCCAATAGCTGACCAGTCCGGCATTGTCCAACAGCACAATTCCTGTAGTGGATGTTTCAATTCTGTTGCTTGACGGATCAATTGCTAGGATTCTCATTTTGTTTGACCTCTAGGTAGTCTCTCAACAACTCCCCAAATCCAGCTAATTGTTCATCTTTTACGTCATAATCATTTATTTTGTGATCAAGTTCAATACATTTTAAGGCTTCCTTAAAGCTAATCCCGAACAGGTCAGTTAATTCATTAGCCATTAAAACAATCCTATACCCTGGTGTTGACAATTGTTCAAATCTTGGTTTTTGTTCAAATAATGTTCCCATCATCTAATCCTCAAACTTCTACTTTCTTGCAACACTGCACCCTTGACCTTCTTACCAGCTTTCAGCAACTCTTTGATAGCTGTCTTGTCTGGTTTCAATGTTTGAATAAAATATTTCTTAGGCAGCAGATCTTCATCTACAACCACAGATGGTTGATTGTTGGCCAAGCTCACGGTAAATAGCAAAGTCTTAACTTTTTCATGCCCAGTGATTTCAAATGCACCTTGCAACCCTGTTTTAAGTCGTGTGATGTCATTTTCAATAGATTTTTTTCGTTTGGTTAAGCGGTCAATTTCTTCTTTGAGTTTATCCACATCAGCTTCTTTGTTCTTTATGACCTTGACGGTGTTTTCAACCTTTTCTTCAAATTGTTCCGTCCAGTCAAGAGATTCAAGCGTATCCAGCTTGGTTTCTTCATCAATACCTTCTATTTCTGCAATCTGCTTAAAGATTCCAGTTAGTTCATAAATACTAGCCATTTCTTTTTACCTCAATAATTTTATTTTTTAGTTTCGTATAACCAATACCAACTTTTGTTAAGTCTGCGTCGGATGCGAATAAGCCATCTTGGTTCATCCTAACTATTTCATTCTTAGATAAACAAGCCAGATTTGAAATATCCCAGTTGGTCTTGTCGCCATTCAAAAACACAACTGCATGACCGCTTGGAATAGGTCCATAGTGTTCTTCCCAAACTTTACGATGCATTTGTTTCCAAATATTCGGTTCAGCAATTTTTATCTTTGGATATCCATCTGTTGTGTATCGAATCGTTCCAACAGGTACCCAGTTGATAGGTTTTGACCCCTTTTTGAATTGTCCGCTGTTCGGTGGCATATTAGGATACTTCTTACCCTTGTTATGTGGAAGCCGTCCTTTTTCAAAATGACCTGTCAACCCACTCTTCAGTCCATGATTTCTTCTGTAGTTTTTGATCTGATTGGCATTTAAATAGACTCCGAACTGATCATTCATTACCTTAGCAACTTCCTTTGCACTTCTTCCTTTCTGAATTTTTACAAAGTAATCATGTTGTTCATCAGTTAACAATCTAGCCATTCAGCAACTCCGAATCCACATTTCGACGACCGTTGTATTCAGCAGCTGTTTTTTGAGCATCTAGGATAAGACGACCGTTATCAATAATCTTTCCAGCAACCGTGGTCAATGCTTTTGAACGTTCAATCTCTTGATCCAAATCCTCACCTTTTAAATCTTCATCTCCCAAACGCTCCAATGCCATGAAAAGATGATCATTCAAATCTGATAACTTATTTCTAGTCATTATTCCGTTACCTCTTTCATTAGTTTATTAGCTTCCTTGATAAGCAATCGCATGGTATTGTTATCTGTTTCTTTTTCAGCTGCTCTTGTCAGCATATCGACCCACTCCCTCCTGGTGTCATTCTTCCAGTTGATTAGGTCTGCCAATGCTTCATTCTTGATGTAGTGCATTGAGTAGTCCAATGACTTATCTTCCAAGCGGACACATCGCCCAGCCTTGATGTCTTTGGACACGTTCGCCCGTACATTACTATTTGATGTTTTGAGTGCTTCAGCCACTTCATCATAGCTAGCAGCTGGATGTTCTTTGAAATATTCCCTAATGCGTTCCGCTTGTGTCATCTTCCTACCTCACATTCCAACTTGTAACTTAGCGATTTTTAAATCTAAAGCCAGTTCATACATCGATTTCTCTTGATACATTTCAAAAGGATTCCCAGTCAATGCAACAAGATTTTCAATCAAGTTGATACGTCCAATCCCATTACTAATGCGCATGTCTGCCCCGCTTTCTAGCTGTGCGAGCTGGTGTGTCATCTGCAAATTTGATTGGTTCCCAGCTAGCAAGTGTTTGTTGAGCACTAGATTTCTGCGCTAACCGATCAGCTTCAACTGCACGCTCACAAGCCATAGCGATTTTGTAGTCGAGCAAAAGCTCCTGCTCACGTTTCTTCCGCTCCTTCTCAATCTTCCGCTGTTCCACGATACCAGCTACCAACATCGGCAGAGCAAATACTGATACACTTGCAATAGCGTCAAAAATTGTTTCTGTCATTCTAAACTCCTAGTTGTTTTTTTATTTAAGCACTCCCCAGCGCCTTATTTCTTCATCAAGTGTTTTACTTCGTTAACATCTGCAAGACAGTACTTCTTGTACTTCCCTTGCTTGATGGACTGCAAGCCGAAGCGTTCCATTTTTTTCACTTCCTGCCACGAAATACCTTCTCGGTCCATCAATTCCTGTTGGGTAAGCCACACATCCTTGTTATGCATCTCTATCAGTTCTGAGACTTTATCAAACAAGTCATTTGCTATGACTTCAATCATCGATTTATGATATTCTGCTATATCCATAGCTAATTTTTCCTTTCTGTGTTATAATTTAAGTGTAATTTTTGGTAAGCTCCTGACTTTGTCAAGGGGCTTTTTTGTTATAATCGACTTATCAACTAAGAAAGGAGATAAGTCATGACTTTTAAAGAGTATTTACTCGATGCAAGCAAGCGTGACATTTACGACGATGGCAAAGATTTTGATTACGAGACTATCTTTGCAAGAGAGGTATTACGCTACGCTCATGATATAGAATTGGAAACTAAAGACGGTTTCTTTAAACACCTCGAAATCATGAATGCTGAGCCTTGGTTCATCGAACTTGCTCGCTCAATCTATCAAGATTATGAGAAATCATCTTCAAGTTTTCGCTAATCGAAATAGACTTCTTTTGATATGGAGGTCTAAGAAACTTTCCTCCGTTTTTGACTACCTTAATGATCTTTTCAAGGTGGTCTTTTTCTTTTTCAATAACTTCAGCAACTTCTTCCATCCCCTTCTCCTTTCTAACTCCCCACAAACAATTCCCACGGCTCGCGAATACCAAGCTTGTCGGAAATATGTTTTTTCAAATCGTCACTTCCATGACCTTCATTAAGTAGTCGGGTAATCATAGCTGATGATACACCTGCCACTTGAGCCAAGTCCGAACGATTCCAACCTTTTTGCTGCATTCGCTCCTTGACCAAATCCAGCCATTTTTGATGTTGTTGACTCATGTTTTCTCCTTTCCTTTCCACGAAATAAAAAACGCTCCTATCCAACTGATAGAAACGTGGTATAATATTTAATGGCACTTACGATACCGCCTCGAAGGGAGGTGAGAAATCCAATGGTAGAAACACTTATTTCATCTATCATCGGCCCGTTAGTGGTCGGTATCCTTCTACTTGTCATTGAAAAATGGCTAGACGAAGATTGATAGTGTCAAAAAGCCCCCTGCTTATGTGGAAGTTAGCAGGGGGCTTTCTTTGTCCGATGGTTTATCGAAACACTTATTTTCCCCTATATCTTACCACGTTTCTATTCACTTGTCAAAGGACAATGTTCTTGAAACAACTGAATAGAAACATGGTATAATATAGAGTGGCGTTAGTCACAAATCTCCGCTCTTAGCCATAGAGTGAAGGGAGGTGATAACATGAACGTCATCAATACAATCTTAACTCATCCACTTGTATTAGTTGCTGTGCCAGTTCTGCTGACATGGTTGCTTGATAAGTTCGATGACAAGGATTAACGCCATGCCTCTCATTGCTGACGACAGTGAGAGGCTTTTGAGTAAATAAAAACCCCCAGAGCTGACGACTTGGAGGTTTTAACATGAACGCCCTGCCCTTAGGCAGAACACAATCTTAACTTCCCCTATATCATACCACGTTTCTATTCACTTGTCAAAGAACTTAGTTAAAAAGTTAGTAAATCTCTTGACAAAAAATTGCTCTATAGGTTAAAATATAACCATAAAGAAAACACTTGATAAAACCTAGTTCAATCAATACAATTTGCTCGCCAAAGCTATTATTTTTTTTGAATTAGTTTTAACTTGTGTGTTTACTAACTCTTTAACTTTACAAAAACTATTTTAACCTATAACGCAAAATATGTCAACAGAATTTGTATTATAGGTTAAATATTTTTTGTCAATCTCCCAGAAAGGTTGATAAATCAATGTTTTCAACATTTGAAATAGTCAAAGAACTATGTAAAAAGCATGGAATATCACTTAATGCTCTTGAAGAGAAACTTGGATATAGTAGAAATGCACTCTATAAGTTAAAAACTCAAAAACCATCCGCTGAACGATTGCAAGAAATCGCCGACTACTTCAACGTATCGACAGACTACCTGCTCGGACGGACGGATAACCCACGGATTGCCAGCGATGAGCCTGAAAAGTTTTACTTTGAAGGAAAGGAAGTTGATGTTGAGCACTTAGCTAGCACAGCCATGCGATTCAACGGTAAGCCTCTATCTGATGAAGATAAGAAAGCAATTCAGAACATCATCGAAATTTATTTAAGAAAGTGAGGAAAAGTGATGACAACTTTAACACTAAATACAACACCACATCAAGATAACTTGATTGCGGAGTACCTCAAAGAACATAACACCAAACTAGATGACTTAGTGACAGAAATGCTCCTGGAAAAACTAGAAGACGAAGCCGACCTCAAAGCCTTACGAAAGGCACAATCAGAAGACGATGGCACACGCTACACCCTATCAGAAGTCGCAAAGGAGTTAGGCTTTGCAATATAAGGTAAACCTGACCAAAAAAGCTGTCAAACAGCTCAAAAAACTAGATAAGCATATCGCAAGAGAAATCTATAATTGGATTGTAGATAACCTAGACGGCTGCACTAACCCACGACAACACGGAAAAGGTTTAGTTGGCGACCGCTCAGGAGAATGGCGTTACCGTGTCGGAAACTACCGTATTATCGCAACTATCCACGATGATATTGTCACCATCGAAGTTTTTCAAATCGAACACCGTAGCACCGTTTATAAACTAAAACGATAAAGGATTGATTGCCCGTGACAGAGAAAGAACTTTTTGAAGAGTTTGGGGTAAAAATTGAAATCTATGAAAATCAGTTATTTGAGGATGAAGCTTTCTATATCCCCGAATTACTGACTATGTTCTTAAGTGATGCAATCCCTGAAACAAAGAGAGTGCAAGTCACTCTACACGAACTTGCCCACAAAGGACATATGCCACACATTTATCGGATGTTCCGTGAAAAATGTGAACTAGAAGCCAACAGAAACATGATCCATCACCTTTTGAAAGAAGAATTAGAAATTGCTGAGGATCGCACTCAATTTAATTATCTGGTTTTTATGGAAAAGTACAAATTAAAGACCATAGCTGATGAGACTATGGTCAAGGAAGAGTATTTGAATTTGGTAAACTAAAATATGTGCAAAACTGACCCACGTAAAAAGCTGAAGTATTAGATAAGGAGTTGACAAATGGAACTAGACAAAATCAAGAGCGACCTAAAACAATTAGGTAAACGTGTAATTGATTTAGAAGCAAATATCACAAATGAAGAGCAAACAAAGAATGCTTTTATTATGCCGTTCTTTCAATCACTTGGATATGATATCTTCAATCCACTCGAATTTATGCCTGAATTCACTGCTGATGTTGGTATTAAAAAGGGCGAAAAAGTTGACTATGCAATTATTATAGATGGACTTCCACAGATCCTAGTTGAATGCAAATCCATTACTGAAAACCTCACCAAACACGACTCTCAGCTATTTAGATACTTCGGCACAACGGCATCAAAATTTGGTATCTTGACCAATGGGAAAGAGTATAAGTTTTATACTGACCTTGATGAGCCTAACAAGATGGACTCAACTCCGTTTTTGACAATCGACATTACAAATATCAAAGATAACCAATTCTCTGAAATCATCAAATTCCACAAAGCAAACTTTGACATTGATAACATCGTCTCTTCAGCCTCAGAACTTAAATATCTCAACATTCTCAAAGTTTTTTTGAACGAGAATATCAATGAGCCATCTGATAATTTTGTAAAATACCTCTCGTCCGAAATTTATGAGGGTCGCATTACTCAAAATGTACTGGCTACTTTTAAACCAATAATCAAAAAAGGTTTCAACCAATTTATCACTGAGAGAGTAAACGAAAAATTGAGTGCTGCACTTAATACAAACATCGAGACCAAAACTCCTGTTGTTGACAATGCTCCGACAGAACCTGTAGAAGAAATTCGTGAAGTTGATGAAATAATCACTACTCCAGAGGAACTGGAAGTGTATACTGTCGTAAAAGTTCTGGCCAAAGATACGATTGATCCAGAGAGAGTGTTCTACAGAGATAACAAAAGCTATTTTAATGTCCTGATTGATAACAATATCAAAAAATGGGTATTGCGATTCCGTTCCAACTCTAGTAAATCAACAATCGAGATTAGAGATACGGGAACATTTGAAATCAAATCACCTCTCGAAGTCTCGAATTACTCAAAAGAAATTATAGCCGTCATAAGCAGATATATCTAAAAATAAAAAAATCCCCACACTCTCCGCCGACCAAAGCTTGAGTGTAGGGTAACCAAATAAGCAAAGACCAGCTATTCAGCAGGACCTTTTGCGTACTCTAATTATATCATTTTAAGGAGATGATGCCAATCCTTATCTCAAAAAGCACTCCCCAGCGCAAGAGAAAGGAAAACAAAATAATAAAAAAATACAAAAAGAAAAACGGCGAAACCGCCTATAAGTTTGTTGCTTACCTTGGTGTTGACCCTGTAACAGGTAAGCAAGTCCGCACAACACGACAAGGTTTTAAAACCGAACGGGAAGCAAAGCGTGCTGAAGTAACATTGATTGAGCAATACGAAAATCAAGGATCTTGGAAACGGAACAACGCTACCACTTTCCACGAAGTGGCCCAACTTTGGTTTGAACAATATGAAAATACCGTCAGAGCATCTACGTTTCTAACGACTAAACACTCTTACATCAAACAAATTGAACCCTTCTTGGGTCATATCAAAATTGACAAAATAACCGTCTTGATTTGTCAAAAATTGGTGAACCATCTATCTCAGTTCCGTTCCTACGGTTCATACATCAGCCTTGTTAATCGAATTTTTAAGTTTGCTGTTAATATTAGCGTACTAGATAATAACCCAATGGATAAGACTATCCGGGCCCGTTGTAGCTATCGCCCTAAAACAGATGATTTTGAAAATTACTACGACAAAGCGGAACTCAATAAATTCCTGGATATTGTCAAGAAACATAAAAAACCAAGAGATTTGGTCATGTATCGCATTCTTGCTTATGGCGGTTTACGCATAGGCGAACTGCTTGCCTTAGATGACAGTGATTTCGATTTTAAAAACAACACTATCCGAATTAACAAGACCATAGCAAGAACCAATGAAGGCCTAGTTGAACAGGAACCGAAAACAAAAAAGAGCAAACGAACAATCTCAATGGATGCTGAAACCATGCGTCTTGCTAGAGAATACTACAAGACATTGCCACGACCTATCAGAGGCCCATTGAAAATGTTTCCTATCCAACCGGTTTCGCTTAGGGATAACTTGAAAAAGATCATCAAAAAATATCATCTCAAACCAATTACCCCCCACGGCTTTAGACACACACATGCCTCCTTACTGTTCGAGGCTGGAGTACCTGCAAAGATGGCCCAAGAAAGACTTGGACATGCTAAAATCTCCATCACTATGGACCTATACACCCACCTTTCCAAAACACAAAAAAACGATGTTGTCGATAAACTATCAACATACATCGCCAGTTAA